TCGAGGAGCTGTTCTTCGATGGTCATCTTGATATTGCGGAGGTTGGAATTAGAACAAACGCAGGGCGTCGTTGAAAGAGTCGGCCAGACCAGTGACCAAGCCCTGGGCGGCGGCCTGCTTGCCGGAGAAGGTCTGACCTTCCATGGCTTCGGCCTTCACCATCTTGCGCTTCATGTTCACGGCTTCCTTGAACTCGGCATGGATCGTGTCGACGCCTTCCTGAAGGTTGGCCATCTGGCCTTCGTCGAGGCTCGTGCCTTCGATGCCGGCACCCTTGAACTTTCCGGACTTGATGACGACCATCTTGATACCCTGCATCTTGGCGGCTTCGGAGTAGTCAGGGATGGCCATGTAGACGCCGATGGATCCGACGGTGGACGATGGCGAGGCGACGACGCGGTCGGCAGCGGAGCCAATCCAATAGGCGGCTGACGCCATCTCGGAGTCGGTGTAGGCGAGGGTAGGCTTCTCGAGATTGCGCACCTTGTTGGCCAGTTCCTCGACGCCGGTGACCGTGCCACCAGGGGACGAGATTTGCAGGGCTACCTTCTCGATTTCGGGGTTCGCAGCGAAGGCGTCGATGGCGGCGGAAACGTCGTTGACGTCCACGGCGCCCATCATCTTCTCGAGAGGCGAGAGGCCCTTGCCAATCACGCCCACGATGGGGACGATGCCCACGCCGTCGACGACGTAGGGGGCCGGAGCCTGCCCGAACAACTGGGCGAGCATATCCGTGAAGCCGAACTTCTCGGCGAGGACAGCGTGGTCCTTGGCCTTGGTCGGGTCGATGAGGAGGGGCTCGCGGCCCGACAGTCCGTTGGTGAGGAAACGCATGGTGTTAAGAGTTGGGTTCGTCGAGCTCTTCAGGTTCTTCCTGATCGGCGGGTTCGTCTTCGCCTTCGGACTCCGGGCCTTCCATGACGTCGCCGCCAATCGTGCCGACCGGGGTGTTCGACGGACGGAAGAGCAGCTCGAAGGGGATGCCGTACTGAGCCGCCAAGTCCTTGATGTGGACCATGTCGGAGGCACGCTTGGCCATCTCGGAGCGGAAGTCTAGGCCGCGCTGGGCGTAGAGTTCGGACATGGAGAGCAGGCCCATCTCGACGTCGGCGCGGTCATTGGCGGCTTCACGGCCAGCGTCAACGGTTACGGACTTCGGGGTCGTCCAGGAGACTTGGTTCCACTGCGGGTCGTCGGGGAGTTCGCCGGCGGCGATGCCCTGCCCGATGATGTAGCCCCAAGTCGGGACGCAGAAGTTCTCGATGATGATGCCCTGATACTTTCCGAAGACGCGGCCAGCCTTGGCGGTGATCAGGCGGACGGTGGCTCCGCCGAGCTTCGAGGAGTCGCTGACGAACTCGTAGGGGAGCACGCCCATGCTGATGTCACGCTCGAGGGCGGACAGGAAGCCGGTGAAGGTGGCGTTGGGGCGGTTGCTCTGGAAGGACGTCATGTCCTCCCCGGGCTCGAGGGCGATAAGTTTGCCGCCCATCGTGTTAGCGAGGTTGGCGTAGGAACCGTTAGTCACGGCGCCGAGTTCTCCGGCCATGTCGCCGTCCAGCACGCCACCCGTCTTCTTGATGATGCGGGTCACGTCGCCGTTGTCCTTCACGGCTTGCTTCTCGAGGGCGAGGATTTCCATCTCGTCCTGGATGGAGTTGATGGAGTGCTGGAGCAGGGGGACGCCACGGGCTCCGCTCGCGTACTCCTGGTCGACGACCATCATCATGGACTGGGCCAGAATCTGGCGGGACGAGCCGTCGGAGCGGTAGACGTTCACGGCGATGTATTCTCCATACGGACCGAACTGGATGCCGTCGTGCATCCCTTCGGGCACCTTGCCCTCCAGAGGGTCGCCGACGCGGTGGGCTTCCATCAGCTGAATCTTGGCCTCGCCGGCGCCGTTGCGGACCTTGGCGGCGAAGGAGTCACCGTCACGGATCATGCCCCGCAGCAGGATGGACTGGGCCTGATAGAACGAGAAGCGGTTCGTGATGTCGATGCGCTTGGCCTTCTCCGCAAAGTAAGCCTCGTAGCGTTCCTGCATCTCCGGGGTGCTAGCGTGGGACTGGGGCTTGATGCCGTCACCCACGGTGTAGAGGCACATATCCGCAAGGATTTGCTTGAACAGGCCGGAGTTACGTTCCGCCCAGCGGCACTTCCGCATCATCGTGAGGCGGTCGTAGGGCGTCAGGTCACGGCGCATGTCACGCGGTTCCGCACCATACGCCGAACGGCGAGCACGCGTCACGCCGATGGACTGCCAGTCGCCGTAGGAAGCCTGCGGAGCAGGGGCGAAAGGCGTAGCCTTCGGCTGCTTGGGACGCAGGCTGACGGTCTTAATCTTCTTGCGGATGGCCATAAATCAGTCGTTTCGGTTCTGCCAGTCCGTCGAGATGATGGTCACGCGACGGCCATAGGTCTCAGGGTCGAGACGAGAAAGGGCGAACATCGCCTCTGACAGCATCTCCTTGGGAGGCATCGCGAACTGCTTCGAGGCGGACGAGCCGGAGTCGGAGTAGGACATCAGCGTCTTACCCTCGGTGATCATAGCCAAAGCCTTGGCCTTGATGTCCAGGAGTTCGCACTCAGTGAGGCCGATGAATAGTCCTTGAGCCATTTAATCTTGCGGACAATGGAAGGAAAAAAGGGGGTACGACGCCCAGCCCACGCCATGAGTCTCTTCCACCCACAACACTAAACGCCGTACCCTTGCAGACAGGTTGCCCGACCTCATGCGGAAGGCAAGTCGGTTTCGGCGGTTTCCCTGCCGGCGATGCCCCAGCGGACGGCGCATAGCAGGGCGAGCAGCTCGGTATCGAAACTGTGGTTATCCTTTTTCCCCTGCGGGAGAATCCACTGAGGCTTGCCCGTGCGTCGGTCTTTGACGCGGACTTCCGCATTCAGTTGGTCGACGTAGTCGGGGTTTGCGTCCTGGGCGTACGTCCAGACCTTGCGTGCACGCAGGCCGTGCAATAGGTCCTTGCCGGCGGTGTTCGACCAGACGATCAGGGTCGCCCTCTGCGGGATGCCAGGGACGACGATGGACTGCTTCTCGGAGTAGAAGCGGCGGGTCGTCTGGCCGTCCTTGGACGTGACCGCGAAGTCGTCGGAGCCTGAACCCTTGGCCGTCTTCCAGTTCCGCTTGGCCGTCTCGCGGTAGACCTCGGTCGTGTTGTCGCCTGAGTCGACGAGCACCAGCGCATGGTGGACGCCGTGTTGCTTGGCGAAGGCTTCGACGTTGCCCCATGAGTCGATACGAGCGAAGGCCATGAGGCGGCTATGCCCGGTCTTCGACCACCTGCGGACGACCACCCAGAAGTGGCCACGCTGAACGTCGACGCCCATCGTGCGGAAAGGTATGCTTCCGGTCGGTGCGCCCTCGCGGTCGACCACCTTGGCCTTCGGGGTGATCACGGCTTCCGCGTCCCAGTCGTCGGACATCTTGTAGTCTGATGCCGTGGCCGTGGACACCATCTCGCCGCCCTCTTCGCTCCAGGGCAGGGCCAGTCGCTTCTGCTTGAAGATGCGCCTAGGCTCCTCGTCGCCGTACTCGTCCGCCGATGCCTTGGCCTTGAGCATCAGGACGCCGAGCTCGCCCCAGCTCATGGCGGCCAGCGAGTTCCAATGCAGGCCGATGTGCCTGGAGTTCGATGACGTGGACGTGGCCACAAAGGCACCACGCGCATTAGCCTCGAGGCGGGAAGCGTTCGTGTCGGGCAGGAGCGTCCGGCATCCTGCGCACTCGTAGGTCGTGCCGACGCTGACCTTGTGCAAGTCCCATGTGCCCGTCGCCTTCGCGTCCTCGGGGAACCTGATCTGCTCCCAGACCCACGGCTGTAGGTGGTCGCACTTCGGGCAACGCATATTCCAGTCACGCTGGTCGGTGCCTTCGTGCAGCTGATGGAACTCCTGTCCAGCCGAACCGCCCTGCGACATGAACACCCGCTTGCCCATCCAGCCAAACGCCGTCACGCGTGCGCTCGCTTCGGCCAAGTGTCCGGGCGGAGCCATCCAGCACTCGTCGGCGATGACGTAGCGCAAGGACAGGCGCTGAAGGTTCGCCTCGTTCCAGATGCCGCGACAGTAGAGCGTCATGCGGTCGAAGTCCGCCGTCGTCGAGCGGTCGAGGTCTTCGAGAGAAAGCCGTGCCTTGACGGGCGGACAGTTGTTCCAGACCGGGCGGAGGTAACGTAGGGCGAAGTCCTTGGCCTCGGGGTCGGTGGCCTGCAAGAGCATCGTCGGCCCCGGAGCGTTGGCGATGATGTGGCAGGTGAGCAGACGAGCGAAGAGCGACTTGCCCGACTGGATGCTGGCGAGGACGGTGAGCAGACGCGTCTCGGGGTCGGCGGCGATGCGCAAGGCTTCCGCGATCCACGGCGTGCGGTCGGAGCGGAACGGCCCGGGCATCGGCGAGTCGGGGATGGCGTGCACATTGTCCTCGAGCCACTCGACCACGTCGCCCGAGTCGGACGGACGCAGGAC